TCCTTGTTCAAACCAGATACAAATTCGCTATACCACCGCCCTACCTCGTCAAGCAGCTTACTTTCGGTATAGTCGTTGCTGTCCGTGCTGAATGGCGTGCTTCCAAACGGCTCTTTTAACAGCACAAACAGTTTGTCTTTGCCGTTCGCCGCGCCTTTCTCTACGTCCAGCACCGCAAATTCCGTTCCTTTAATGGTGATAATATCGCCCGGCTTATAGCTACCCATTTACATCTCCTCCAATTCTTTCTGTTCCCATTCCTCCACATAGCACCAACTCTGGGGCGGGCGCTTGATGTCATATGGCGCTGCGCCGAATCTCGTATTGCGTAATCCGGTAAACTCGCTCAGCTCCTGCGGCTGGTCATAGATCAGCAGGTCGGAAATGTGCCAGCCGTAGCCGGTTCCCTTTAGGTAGTTCACAATTTCTTCCCGTGTCAGGCAGGCTTGCTTTTCTACGTCATCCGGTGCATGGTTGAGGGGCGCAAGCTCATAAATCCGGTCACAGGTGAACTCCCCGATGACCTTACCATTCCCAAGCGGGCAGTTCAGCGACTGCATGGAACCCGTTTCTAAGTAGTCCTGCATCAGGCGTTCCGGCGAAATAGGAATGTTCAGGTCAGGTCTACCGCTGGTGCAGTAGATGTACACCTTGAACGGCGTTTCCAGTTTCGGCTTGGTCTTTCTGACTTCAATTGTCTTTTCGCCATCAATAATCTTCTTACACCATTTCGGGCGAATGCTTAACATCACAGATTTCATTCCGTTCCTCCTATTCCTCGCACGTCTCATCTTTCAACCGGAAATCTGCCCGGTGTTCGCTGTCGCCGTTGCAGCGTTCAAAACTGCTTCCTCAACCATTCACACCACCTCACCGAACGTCATTTGATCCTCGTCCTTCGGCTTGCACACTTCCTCGCAGTTGCGTGCCATCTGCGCGAAATAGCTCGGCTTCAGTTCAGCCGCTACCGCCCTGCGCCCCTGCTCGAGTGCGATGTACGGTTCACTGCCGATCCCGCCGAACGGAGAAAACACAACGTCACCGGGGTTTGTCCAAAGCTGCACCGCGCGTCTGATAACTTCCAGCTGCAACGGGCAGATATGCTTTTCGTCCTTGTCCTCGCGTGCCAGTCGCGCGTTAAGTACGTCGGTTCTGCGAATATCAAACCACACCGGGCTTGCGTATCTCTGCCACATCGGAAGTCCGAGCACCTGCCGCGTGTTGCCGCCGTCCTTTTCCGCGTCCTCGGCGGTCTTGTAATGGCGTATCGGCTCAGGGTTCTTGCCGTCGTCCTTCCACTTGCGGAACAACACGAGGTACTCCGGCATTCCGATACCCGTCAAACTTGCGTCCCTCTGAAGCTGGCAGTAAAGCAGTCTCTGCGTCTTGGTTTTCTGCATCTCCAGTACCGGGTCTGTCCAGATTACTACTTCGCTGTGGTACTGAAATCCCGCCTTTTCAAAGTGCCGAATGATGTCGCCTCGGAAATCATACCATCCGCTTGCGCCGTGGCTGGCCTTGTACCGTGCAAGCTGCTTGCAGTGTACCGCGCAAATGCGGCCGTTCATCAGTACCCGGTACAACTCCGGGATAAGATAGTCGAACTGCTCGAAGAACTCGTCCTCGTTCTTGCAATTGCCCATATCCCGCAGATCGTCCGAATAGATGTACAGGTTTGCAAACGGCGGGCTGAAAATTTCAAAGTGAACGCTCTCGTCCGGCATCTGCCGTGCCACCTCTACACAGTCTCCGTTGTAAAGCGCGTAGCGCTCATTCATTACTTCCTGCATTACACTGCCTCCTTAATCCATGCCGGGAACTTGAACTCGTCTTTTTTCAGATTGAGCACAAGCTCCCGTCCTCGCACTGCTTCCGTCTGAAAGTCCTGCATAGCCTGCGCCATGCTTACGGTCATCTCCTGTTTCTGCTGTGCCTTGCGCTCAATCGCATCGAGGATCTCTTTCTCTCCCTCTCCGATCACGCGCCATACGTTTACTTCTTTATCCTGCCCGAAGCGGTAAAACCGCCTTACTGCCTGATAGTAACTCTCATAGCTGTAATCCAGTCCGCAGAACACTGCGTTTCGGCAATTCTGAAAATTCAAACCGAATCCGAAGATAGAAGGCTTGGAGATCAAAACGCGGAATTTCCCGTCGATGAAGTCCACCGCCGCACGTTCCTTTGCATCCGCCTTGTCGCTTCCTCGTATCTCCACCGCTTCCGGAATCGCCTTTTTGAGCTCGTCCGCTTCCTCGTTCTGAAAACACCAGATCACGAACTGTTCGTCTGAACCGCCGACGATCTCGGCGCACCGCTGCACGCGCTCTGCAAGGCTCTTTTTCTTTGCCGCGTGAAAGCCCTTCACGGACAGATCCAGCTTTTCCGCCAGTCCCAGCAGCGTGTTCTTCTCCGTCTGCACAACCTCGTTTTTCTCGTGCAGCTCCGGCAGCGTGTATCCGTCTGCGCGGAATCCAATATCCTTCGGACTGGAAATGCAAACCGCCCAGCTTGCCACCCATCGCCAAAAATCCTGTTCAGCGTGGCCTTTCAGCCGATAGTGTCCGCTGTTTCTCTGGTCTGCCACAAACCAGCAGGAAAGCGCCTCGCTTGAACGCATGATGCCGAGAAATTCCGCGTGGTTCAGCAGCTCCATCAGGTCGTTAGGTGCAGGCGTAGCCGTGCAGGCCAGTTTGAACGGCGTATCGCGGAACGCACCTATAATCTGCCGTTTGGTTTTTCCCATGTAGCTTTTCAGAATCGAGCTTTCGTCTAACACCACAGCGCCGAACTTCGACGTGTCGAACTTGTCCAGTTTTTCATAGTTGGTGATATTCACGCCCGGCGCAATATCCGCATCCATCTCCGCCAAAGTCACCGGCACGCCGAACTTCTCGCCCTCGCGCACGGTCTGCCGCGACACCGCCAGCGGCGCCAGAATCAACGTCGGCCTGCCGGTCTTTTGCGCGGTCTCCTGTGCCCATGCAAGCTGCTGTGCCGTCTTGCCAAGCCCGCAATCCTCGAATAGTGCCGCGCTCCCGGTCTTGCACGCCCAGTCCGTCACATATCTCTGCCACTCAAACAGATTTTCGTGCTTCTCCTGCATGTCAAATCCGCTTTTCGGTCTGCTTTTCAGCTTGCCCTTCAAAAAGTCCTCATACTTCATCCGTTTCATCCGCTCCCAAAATTTCAACCACAATCCTCGGATTCTTCGCATCCACCTCAAAGTAATCTTCAAACCCTCGGATATTCTTCCAACCGTCGTTACTCAGATACCGCGCTTTCACCAGCGCGTCCTGAATAACCTTCCTGCCGAACGCGCAGATATTGTCCTTGTCCCGTCGCCGGTCCTTCTCATACCAGTGATAGACCATGTACACCGGCTCCTGAATTTCCGCGCCGCCCATCTGCCGCGCTGCATTCATCACAACGGCCTCGCACTGCTTTTTCAGCTTTGCGCCACACTGCCGGTTCCGCCTTTCCGCCTCGATCAACTCGTTCAGCCCGGGCAGCGTGCCCTTGATCGTAAACTTATAATTCACCCGCTCGCCTCATTTTCCGCCTGATTTCTTCCTTCTGTGCTCGCCATGCAATCTCCCAGTCCGGCGTTTCCTCCGGCTCTGCCTTTGCGTCCGTCTGCTTTGGCGCGTCCTTCACCCTGTCCCAGATAATGCCCTTCCAGTTGTTCGCCATGCTCAGCCGGATAACCTCGGCTACTGCCGCCGCTCCGTGGCGCTTTACTCGGTTTTCTATCTCGGTCAGCAGAGACTTCAAGCCGACCGCCTTGTACGCCTCGCGCCGCTCCTGCTTGTAGGTGATCCAGTCGCGCACCGCAGAAAGCACAGGCTCAGAAAACCGTTCCGAAAGGTCAGGCTCTTTCGGCTTTGGGCTCTGCGTCTTTTTCGGCATCTCCGGTTTCGGCGGCTGCTTTGCAGGCGCTTCCTCCCGCTCGCCGCCCTGATACTCGTCATACCGGCATACCGCGATTACCGTGTAATGCCGGTTACTTTCCACCGTGATTTCTCCGGTTTTCTTGAGCTTTCCGAGTGCCGTGCGCACCTGCTTTACCGTTAGTCCGCTCTCGTCTGCAAGCCCTTGCAAGCTCGTCACAAACGCGCCTCGGGGAATCTCGTTCCCCATGAACTGGCTTTCCTTGTAGTTTGCCCTCAGCAGGATATGCAGCCACAGCTTGCATGTGGGTACATCCTTGTACCATCCCCATTCTGTGAGCTGTCGGTAGATCTGTATATGCCCGTTCGTCAGCATCCCCTGTCACCCCTTAAAACGGAACGTCGTTCTGGTCGTTTTCGTCCGACATGATGAAGTCGCTCTCGTCCGACATGATAAAGTCGCTTTCCTCTTCCTTCGGCTTGCCCTCGCTCTTGCCGCCGCAGAAGTCAATGCTTTCGCACTGCACCTCCCACGAACGGCGCTTGTTGCCGTTCTTGTCCTCCCAGTCGCGGCTTTCGATCCTGCCGGAAACGATGCACATATCGCCCTTATGGAACCACGTGTGCGCGTGTTCTGCCAGCTTCCCCCACAGAACCACGTCAATGAAGTCACTCGGGTACTTTCCGCCCGCGTCCTTGCGGCTTCTCTGCACCGCCAGCGTGCCGCCCGTAACCGCCGTGTTGCTCTGCGTGTATCTCAGCTCCAAATCCTTGGTAAGCCGTCCCTGTAAGATGATCTTATTCAGCATTTCGTCCTGTCTCCTTTGTGTATTTCTGCTTTTCCTCGCTCCACATGGGATAGAGGCTTTCGAGGTGTTCGCGCATTTCTTCCTTGATTTCCTTGCCGTCGCCCTGGTCCATCTCTCGATGACACTCCGGGCACAGCATAACAAGGTTTGTCGGAATCCCCATGCCGCCGCGTGCCCGGCTGACGTAATGCGCAGCTTGCAGCACACCGCCCTTGCCGCAGTGACGGCAAACACCGCC